GAACATTACGGAATAGTGCTCCGCTGTTGTTCTTGTTTTCCATTCTATTTTGATTTAATTAATGAATACGAATTCAATATATTGTCTTTCATGTACATTAGCAGTTAATTCACCATAATTACCTTGTACTTTGTACATATCAGAGCCATTCGATAATTTCTTTTTAAAAGGAATTCTAATATAATTTGTATTGTTTAATTCTTGTAAAGATTCATATTGTTGTAACTTATTTTTAAGTTTCATCAATTCATTTTCTTTTTCTCGATATGCCTTAACAAATCTTTCCCTAAGGATTGTCATTTCAATGTAATCTGGTATGTGCAATATCTCCCTGTGATTATTAGAAAGTAAATGCTTGGATATATCATTCAATGACTCACAATTTATTATCCGGATTTCAATACACATGACATTAGCATTCTTAATTTTAATCAATTTTCGCTCACCAATAAATGATGTTTTAGCAAATTCAATGATATAGATATCATCACCAATATACCCAATGGCATCAGGAATAAAATCATATAGCTTTTTTTCCAATTCAACCCTGTCAAATTTCAATACATCATAGCCATTTATTGTATAAGGAAGTCTTATTTGTTTCAATTTATAAAACACCTCCTTATAAGCCTTGTGAATTATTGATTCATATGAGCATGTCTCATTATTGACATGGTAAAAATGATTTCTTACCTTCTCACCTCCACGCAATTTAACATCTGCACCACAGGTACATTGATACGTTATTCCCTTTTGCGCTGTGCTGACATCAATACATTGACCATTATGATATGCAAATGGTATCTTAAACTCATTCATCTCTTGTATATTTTACCCTTACCTACCTCTGTGATGGTCACCTGAATGACTCCCTTTCGAATCATGTTCATCTCCCTAGCTGCTCCATAGGTTAGGTCAATTAATACTCCGCTGCTCTTAGGCAGCCTGTCATTCACCTTTACGGTAATCTCCTTTCCGGACTTTACATCCTGTACACACAGCATAGTGCCAAACGGTAATGTCTTATGTGCACATGTCATGCTATCAGCATGGAATCTCTCACCGCTTGCTGTGAGCCTTCCTGTCCAATGTTCTCCGTAATAGGTAGCCTTACCCTTGCTTGTGTACAGAAATGCGCTCAGAATGGCTAAAATCAATGTATTTGTCATAGGTTTAAGTTTTTAATTATTTTATATAGTACATTTACTACAATCGAATTACCAGCCTGCTTGTATGCTTGGCTGTCAGATACAGGCCAAGTAAACGTATCAGGGAAATCCATGAGTCGGAAGCATTCTCTTGGTGTTAGCCTGCGGATTTTGTAGCCATCTATTGTGGCCTGATTGCAAGCCGTGTCCAATGTTTGAGCTACACCTTTACCTACACCTTTACCTACACGGCCCCTCCTTGTTTCTGAATTGGGAACGCTGAAATTTATACTATCACCTTCAGTTGCCTCCTCATATCCTTTTGATGTCGCTGATTTCACTTGAATATACCCCATTGCATATCCATGTGTACCTGCTGTCATAGTTTGACTTAGACCATTTTCATCATATACAGCAGATGCCTGTGTATCTTGATTGATATATCCGATTTTTTTTAATTTATTTGTATCAAAACATGATACATCACCACCTACTTTCACACAAGGAGCTACATCTCTATTTATATCTATTGGCTTGGCCTCTTGAAAATTAGTAGATAAAACAAAATTTAACATTTTATGACTCAAAAAATACTTATCATCCACATCCTCCTGCAACACATCCTTCAATCGTTTGGTAAGATGCTCCTCAATAGGCCATCTAAACGTGTTATCCTCATCATCACGAATGCCAATTATAAACACACGCTCTCTGTTCTGTGGTACGCCATGATGTTTGGCATTTAATACCTTCCAATAGATATGATAAGGTACGCTTTCCTCGTATGGAAATATGACAGGATTACCGTTAACTGATTTACCCCCTAACATATTACACCATTCGCTAAATGTTTTACCGCCATCGTCAGATAGTAAGCCTTTGACATTTTCAAATATAAAATAGCGTGGTTTGTTTACTTGTATAAACTCATGAGAATTAAAGAACAATATACCTCGCTTATCGTCCTTGCCTAATCGCTTGCCAGCCAAACTGAATGCCTGACATGGTGGTGATGTCATGTATATATCCAATGGCTCTGATGGTATCTCCCTTTCGTATACATTCGTTGGATAGTATCCTGGCTCACCATAGTTGTGTATGAATGTTTGCCTTGCATGCTTATCCATGTCACATGCGAATACCTCAGTAAACTTAATACCCAATCTCATCAATGCCTGATTGAATGCACCTACTCCACTAAAATCACTGCCTACCTTAATCATAGATTCAAGCTCTTTGAATTCAACAATTCAGCTCTGTAGCTATCAGCATATGCATGTGCTGCATCCAATCTTTGACGCATCTGCTCCTCTAAATCTAGGTCACGCTCATACCTCACAACAGTGATACGCATGTATGGGTCAATATGGTCCACCTGATGGATATCCTCAGGCTCATACTTGCACAGCTCAGGGTCAGTGCTCACCATGCAGAATATCAACTCAGCCTTTGGCCTTCCGTACAGGTACATGTATGCCCTTAGCTGCCACTCATATGCTTTGTTGTGTGCCTCAGCTGGTGTGCCAGGCCATGTAATCAGTGACCAAGATGTTTTTAAATCAATCACTGTATCATCAGTTAGGATATCACATTCACCGGACAGCTGTACATAGTCAATCCTGCCATAGTGTTTGGTGTAATCTGTGAGCCTCACCTTGTTTAGTAGGTCAATACTATCCTGCTCATGTGTGATACCCTTCTCAATGTACTTTGAATTGATCTGATTCTTATATTCAAATATCTCCTGTTTGACATTGGATCTAATTACCGCCTTAGCTGTCTCGCTCAGCTGCTCTGATTTGTTCCTGGGTGATGTCATAATATCACCCATTTGGTGGGCTCTAATCTTCATACCGCTTCTATTAATTTAATTTGCACCTCATTGAGCTCATAATTGGCCTTGAATTTCTCAATGTTCCATTTCGCTGTACCATCTGCCAATGATTGCACGAATCTCTTCACCAGGTCATCAGATGCTGCTGGCTTTTTTGCCATCTCCTTTGTTGCACTCTGTGCATCATCATCATCTGTGGTGGAAATTGACAGCAAGCTGCTCAATGTGTACCTACGGAAATAGGATATAGCACTACCCAATTTCTGTGGATCCGTGATGTTGGGCAGGTCAATGCATGACTCCACTAAATCACCGCTGTCCACATCTATGAGCTGGCTTACCACCTTGTTCTCTCTGATTGGCTGCATCAATATCAGCCCATAGTCAAAGAGGATAGGCTCTACCGTATCCAGGATGTTGTTCAAATCGGCATACTTAGAATGATGACTCTGCGCATTTCTGTACACCTTACCAATTTGCCTCTTGGCATCCCATACCTTCCGATACAGTGATGCCTGTACTTGTTCTTTCTTCATATTACTGCTTATTTGTTTACAAATGTAATAAAACTATTTCATTTCTGCAATGAAACTATCAAACCAATCAATGAATCCATCCACATTTCTTGCGATAATGTATGTACCTCCTGCCTGTTCAATTGATTCCTGGTATTTTTTCTGTGCATCTGACTGCCTATCCTTGCCATATTTCACCTCAATCTTTATGGACCGGCCTGCAATGGTAGCAGATATATCAGCACTGCCCTTAGTGCCTGTGGTTGGAATGTACTTTCCCTTGCCAATGGTGCGCTCTCTGCCATCAAAATCTGTGTACTTTTTAGGGCCTACAAATCTGCCCATGGTATTGATACGCTCAGCCTGGTATCCATTGAGCTGGATAAATCGAATAATAGTCTTTGTGAGCTCGTTGGCATTGGTCTCCTTGAATGCACTCTGTGCCAGGCAATGCAATGGCACGCTTGGGAATTTAATCTGTAGCTCCTGCAGCTCCAGCTGCTTTAGCCTTTCTCTTGTTTGCTTGTTCATTTTCTATTTGTTTTAGCATGTTATATACTGTTTTCCTGGATACACCTAACACCTCGCTAGCTGTAGTCTTGTTTAGCTCAGGATTGGCTTTGAACATTGCCTTTAGCATAGCATATTTATCACTGCCTGCTGTTTTGCCTGCTTGCATCAATTCGTTTTTCTCCTTTACATCCTGTTTTACCAGCTTGCTCATGTTGATAAAGTACTCACTTAGCAGCTCAGCCCTCAAAATATTCTCCTTGCTCACATGCTCAATCTGAGATCCTTTCTCCAATATGGACCACAATGTATTGAGCAGCAATGCAAACCTGGGAATATAGCTCTTTTGTTTGGGCAGCATGCTCTTCATGTATTCATTTTCATCATCGGAATTCTGAATATCCGTGAGCTTGTCATGTATGCGTATCCATTCCTTGTTGGCATCATCACTGAATGTTACATCCATGGTAAGTATATCACCCTTATCAGTCATCTTGAAATAGGCTGAATCAATTCTGTATTTAATTTGATGCAGTATACCTATCCACATTTCACTCATCACCTTATCCATGCTGTTGGCATTGTAGTGATTGACCCTCAGCTCAGGATAGCTGATCAGTATTCTGTCCACAAATCCATTCTCTTTGTTCTCACCTGTGGTGAATTCATCAAATACGGATGGCTGTATACCACCCAATACAGGTATCATTGGCTTATCCACAAATGCACTTTTGGATGTTTTCCTATTCAATGATATGCTGGTGCCGGACCAGGATGAGAGCCAAAACTCCAGGTCACTTCCTTGCCTGTATTTGTTCATATCCTTGAACCATCCAGCGAGCTCATCCTTAAACACCCCAACACTATTGGGATTCTGCTCATGTAGGTCAATTAATGCCTCCAGCGTAATGTCACCTACCAGGAATTGCTTGCTCACAGGTTTCTCCACATACTCCGCATACTCCTTTTGCTTTTTATCCATGGCCTCATACTCCCTGTACTTGGCATATTTCCTGGCATATTCCTTTTGCTCTCTGATATTCATCTCCCTTAATGGAAATATTATCTGATTTATGGATGGCGTTTTACCTATTCCTGGCTTACCCACCACTGCAATCCATAGGGATGCTACCTCATACCAACCCTGCTTGACCTGCATTCTCAAGCTATTGCCAATTATTACTGAGAGCACCCATAGGAATGAGCTGCCCATGTAGTCAATTGACAGGCCCAATGTATTGGCTGATTGCAGCATATAGCTCTGTACCTTCTCGGGAAATATCTCAATGGGGAATTGTTGCCTGGTTATTTTCTCCTCCTTGGGCATCACAACCTTTGGCACATCCACCTTAGGCATCGCCCTGGATCCATAACCTTGCTCATACAGATCCTTGCCTGCTGCTGTCATATCACCGTTATGGTATTTGTATGCGTATATGGCGAATGGGGAAAGCAATTGCTCTGCTGGATATATGGTACCTGTGCTGAACAGATACATACATCCACTATCCTGGTACACATATCCGGAATGTGGACTCTTTGCCCCATGCCTGCGGATGATATATGCTGAATTGGTCCTCCTTGTAATATCAAAATCACCCGAAATCAAATCCAATGCTGAGTATTGGCTGTTATAATCTGCCCATGGACTAATTCCCTCTGTTTGAAATGAACCACTTTTTGGCTCCTCTGTGGGCATATCTCCTGTGTAATGATACGTTCGGCTTATTTCCCATATTATCTCGCGCTCCTCAGGTGTAATGTACTGCATATCGTGATACCTTCGCTTGCTTAGGTAATTGTCATACAGCACCACCATGCCACCAATCCCCCTAGTCTCAATGATTGCCTCGCTCTGCCCCTTCAATGTGGCTATTTTGGTATTACCTGCCACATCAAAGCACCTGTACAGGATATGGAAACCAGCGTTTTTTGTTTTGACAATGGTCACCTTTGACATAAAATCCTCAATATTGTCCTCCAGGAATTGCAGGAATTCAGCCCACCATTCTTTTTGATCCTTTAATCCCACAATCACCTTAAGGTCCACATCAATGCACTCCACATCATTGTAGCCACATATCAACCCAAACAATGGGCTATCCAATGCCTCCACCTCATCCGGTGACCTGTGCTCTTTTTGGTATTTTTTCCAGGCACCTTTGGGCCGCTTATCCTCCTCTACCGGAATGATGCTATAGCCCTCACTTGCTAACTTTCTTAAGTACGTTTTTTTCATTGCTTTTTTCCACAAAATTAGTATTAATTGACATTTACCTCAATTCAGTGTGTAAATTTACACACTTTTTACACACCGTTACACACTCATTTACACACTCAAAGTATCAGTATTTGCTGGGCTTAAGAGCCAAAAGTGTGTAATTACACAGTGTGTAACG